ATCATGCAAGCTTACGCTGAGTTTTTAAAAGAGTTAGATGTAACTAAAAAAGAACTAGAAGAAAAGTATGGTCAAGTTAATATTAACTTAACTGATGGTTCTTACGAAGAAGTAAAAGAAGAAGAGAAGACTGAAGAAAAATAATAATGGATTCAGTTATAAGAAAAATCAGTATTGGTGCTGATTACAAAAACGATGCTATGCATTATTCTTTAGGCCAACAAGTATATGGTGGTCATTTAATATGTAGTATTAGTTTTGATGAAGAAGATAATTCTTATAACATTTATATAAAAAAAGATACTGAAGTGATGCCGTGGAAGAAGTTTAATTCCAACATGGCTATTTCAGTAGAATATGATTTAGAATATTAATGAACAGTATATATGACTTTATTGTTACACCTACAAATGAAAGGTATAATAATAAAATTAAAGTAGGAGACAAAACACTTATTGTTAATTCTAATATAGAAGATCATAAGATGGTTAGTCGTCACGCTACTGTTGTTTCAGTACCTTTAGCTTATAAAACTGTTATAAAAAAAGGTGATGAAATAATAATACATCATAACATATTTAGGAGATGGTATGACGTAAGAGGTAAAGAAAGAAACAGTAGTCAATATTTTAAAAAAGATTTATATTTCTGTAAACCAGATCAAATATATTTATATAAAAAGGATAATAAATGGTTGCCTTTTATGAATAGATGTTTTGTAATGCCTATAAAAGAAACAAACAATCTAACGGTTGATATTGAAAAAAAATGCGTTGGTATACTTAAAATAGGTAATAATGAACTAGAGGCATATAAGATTTACCCAGGAGACTTAGTTGGTTACAAGCCTGGTAGAGAATGGGAGTTTATTATTGATGGTAAAAGAATTTATTGTATGAAATCAAATGATATTGTAATTAAGTATGAGTACAAAGGAAACGAAAAAGAATATAATCCAAGCTGGGCGAATAGCAATTAAAGAATTAATTAAAGTTGCTAAAGAACCTATTATAGATTTTGGACCAGATATTTCCGCAGATAGACTTAAAAATGCTGCAGCTACAAAAAAACTAGCTATATTTGACGCTCTTGAAATACTAACACGTATTGAAGAAGAACAAAACATGTTAGAAGATAAACCAAAAGAAGAACCGAAAAAAGAAAAAACTTTTGGTGGTTTTGCTGAAAGAAGATCTAAGTAATGTATAAGCAAAGTTTATATAAAGTATTAGAAAATCATATAAAGCCTAAAATTATAAAACGTATGAACCGTTATAAAAAATGGGAATACGGTTATAATAAAGAACATGATGTAGTTGTTATCAGTAAGAATGGAGTTATAGGTGAAGTATATGAAATACAAAATTTAAAAATAGCTTTACCTAAAGTTGAAGACGCTAAAAAGTTTGAAAGTAATACATGGGAAAAAACTGAATTACCAAAAGTATTATCTAGAATTAAAACAGTTTTTGATTGGAAAGAATATCCTGAAGATTTTAAAGAAAAATGGTTTGAATATATAGATGAAGAATTTAGAAGACGTGAAGAAGGTTTTTGGTTTTACAATAAAGATGTTCCTACTTATATTACTGGCACTCATTATATGTACTTGCAGTGGAGTAAAATTGATGTTGGGGCGCCAGACTTTAGAGAAGCCAATAGATTATTCTTTATATTCTGGGAAGCTTGCAAAGCAGATACAAGATGCTACGGAATGTGCTACCTCAAAAACCGTCGTTCTGGATTCTCTTTTATGGCATCCGGAGAAGTTGTAAACTTAGCAACAATATCTAGTGATTCGCGTTATGGTATATTATCTAAAACAGGTCCTGATGCAAAGAAAATGTTTACAGATAAAGTAGTACCTATATCAGTTAATTATCCTTTCTTTTTTAAACCGATTCAAGATGGTATGGATCGACCTAAAACAGAACTAGCTTATAGAGTACCTGCTAGTAAATTTACAAGAAGAAGCATAGAGGCTGGAAGTGAGGCTGTGGATTTACAAGGATTAGATACAACTATTGACTGGAAAAACACAGGTGACAATAGTTATGATGGTGAAAAATTAAAATTATTAGTTCATGATGAATCTGGTAAATGGGAAAAACCTAATAATATTCTTAATAATTGGCGTGTAACAAAAACTACGCTTAGATTAGGTTCGAGAATTATTGGTAAATGTATGATGGGATCTACATCTAACGCATTAGATAAAGGAGGTAGAAACTTTAAAAAATTATATGATGAATCAGATGTTACAAAAAGAAACCGCAATGGACAGACTAGCTCGGGATTATATAGTTTGTTCATACCTATGGAATGGAACTACGAAGGATACATTGATTCTTATGGCTTACCTGTCTTCGACACTCCAGATACCGAAATCAAAGGACCACAAGGAGATTTCATCGACATCGGGGTTGTGGAATATTGGGAGAATGAAGTTGAAGGATTAAAAAATAGTCAAGATGCTTTAAACGAATTTTATAGACAGTTTCCACGTACAACTAAGCATGCGTTTAGAGACGAGTCTAAATCATCTTTATTTAATCTAACAAAAATATATCAACAAATAGATTTTAATGAAGATGCTAATAATAAAACTTTAGTTACACAAGGTAATTTTTTATGGGAGAATGGTATAAAAGATACAAGAGTTATATTTGCTCCTAATAATCAAGGTAGATTTTATATAACATGGATACCTAATAAAAATTTACAAAATAGATATATTGAAAAAAATGGTATTAAGTACGCTGGTAATGAACACATAGGGGCATTTGGTTGTGACCCTTATGACATATCAGGTACAGTGGATAAAAGAGGTTCAAACGGATCTTTACATGGTCTTACTAAGTTTAGCATGGAAGAAGCTCCTGCTGATCATTTTTTCTTAGAATATATTGCTAGACCACAAACAGCTGAAATATTTTTTGAAGATGTTTTAATGGCTTGTGTTTTTTATGGTATGCCAATATTGGTAGAAAATAACAAACCTAGATTGCTTTACCATTTTAAACGTAGAGGTTATAGAGGTTTTGCAATGAATAGACCAGACAAAAAATGGAACAAATTGTCTGTAACTGAAAGAGAAATAGGTGGAATACCTAACTCTAGTGAAGATATAAAACAAGCTCATGCCGCTGCTATTGAATCATATATAGAAGCTGCTGTAGGTTTTAACGGTGATTCTTATGGAAGCGTTTATTTTCAACGCACATTAGAAGACTGGGCTGCATTTGATATAAATAATAGAACAAGTCACGATGCTTCTATTAGTTCAGGTTTAGCTTTAATGGCTTGTAATAAAAATAGATATGCTCCAGTGAGTAGAAGAAAACGTGAGCCAATAGATTTAGGTATTAAAAAATATAATAATAAAGGATTGGTTTCAAAAATAATTAAGTAAATGAATATATACGCAAATCCAAATAGTGCATTTCCTAGCCAAGTAGTGCCAGACGCTGAAAAATCTTCTATTGATTACGGTAGAAAGGTAGCACAAGCTATAGAAAGTGAATGGTGGAGACAAGGTGGTAGTGGGACTAGATTTGCTGCTTCATACAATCAATTCCACACCTTAAGATTATACGCTCGTGGTGAACAACCGGTTCAAAAATATAAAGATGAACTAGCTATTAATGGTGATATGTCTTATCTTAATTTAGACTGGAAACCTGTTCCTGTTATTTCTAAATTTGTAGATATTGTTGTAAATGGTTTATCAGAAAAAGATTTTGAAATACAAGCTTTTGCTCAAGATCCAGTTTCATTAAAGAAAAGAACAGACTATGCTTCAGCTATACTACAAGATATGGTTGCAAAACCTTATTTACAAAAACTACAAAACACACTAGGTATTAGTGAATATCAAAGTCCTGATCCAGCTAATTTACCAGAAAACGAAGAAGAGTTAGATTTACATATGCAGCTAAGTTACAAGCAAGCTGTAGAAATAGCTCAAGAAGAAGTTATAGACAATACTTTAGCTAAAAATAAATTTAAAAACATAAAGAAAAGATTTATATATGATTTAGTTACTTTAGGTATTGGTGCTGTAAAAACACAATGGAACAAGTCAAATGGAGTTACGATTGATTATGTTGATCCTTCTAGACTTATTTATTCTTATACAGATGACCCTAATTTTGAAGACATATACTATGTTGGAGAGGTTAAAGCTTTAACTATACCAGAAATAGCAAAACAGTTTCCACACTTAACACCTGATCAATTAGAAAAAATATCTAAATCTAAAGGTAATCAAAGTGAAAGATTATATGGCTGGCAAACATATGATCCTGATACTATTCAAATGTTGTTTTTTGAATACAAAACTTATAATACTCAAGTTTTTAAAATAAAACAAACTGATAGTGGTTTAGAAAAAGCATTAGAAAAACCAGATACATTTAATCCTCCTGTAAATGATAATTTTGAAAGAGTAGAAAGAAAAATAGAAGTTCTTTATCAAGGTGTAAAATGTATAGGTAACAACGAATTGATAGAGTGGAAGTTGTCTGAAAACATGACCAGACCTTTTGCTGATACTACAAAGGTAGAGATGAGCTATGCTATATGTGCTCCTCGTATGTATAAAGGTAGAATAAACTCTATCGTAAATAAAATAACTGGATTTGCTGATATGATTCAGTTGACTCACTTAAAGCTACAACAAGTTATTGCTAGAATGGTTCCAGATGGTGTGTTCTTAGATATGGATGGTTTAGCTGAAGTAGATCTAGGTAATGGTACTAATTATAATCCAGCTGAGGCTTTAAACATGTATTTCCAAACTGGTAGTATTGTTGGTAGATCATTAACTCAAGAAGGTGATATGAATCCAGGTAAAGTACCTATTCAAGAATTACAAACATCTTCGGGTGGACAAAAAATTGCTAGCTTAATACAGACTTATCAGTATTATTTACAAATGATAAGAGATGTGACGGGACTAAATGAAGCTAGAGATGGATCGGTTCCAGATAAAAATACTTTAGTTGGTTTACAAAAAATGGCAGCTAACGCTTCTAACGTAGCAACTAAACACGTGTTGAATGCTAGTTTATGGTTAACACTAAGAACATGTGAGAATATTACATTGAAAATAGCTGATTCACTAAAATACCCTTTAACATTAAATTCTTTGAAAAGTTCTATATCTACTTATAATGTAGGTACATTATCTGAAATACAAAATTTAAACCTTCATGATTTTGGTATTTATTTAAAACTAGAACCAGAAGAAGAAGAAAAACAGATGTTAGAGCAAAACATTCAAATGGCTTTACAACAAAATAGTATTGATTTAGAAGATGCTATTGATATTAGACAGGTTAAAAATTTAAAACTTGCTAATGATGTGTTAAAACAAAAGAGAAAGAGTAGAGCTAAAGAGCAACAAGCACAACAACAGCAAATGATGCAGGCTCAAGAACAAGCAAAAGCACAAGCTGCTCAAGCTACTGCTGAAGCTGAAGTTCAAAAACAACAAGCTTTAACTGCTTCTAATGTACAATTTGAACAAGCTAAGAATCAAATGGAAATACAAAGATTACAAACTGCTTCTCAAATTAAACAAAAAGAAATGCAAATTCAACATCAATTTGATTTAGAGTTAAAGAGAATGGAAGTTGAGGCAATGCAAGCTAAAGAAGCTGCTATTGAAGATCGTAAAGATAAAAGAACTAAAATTGAAGGCTCACAGCAAAGCGCTATGATAGATCAAAGAAACAATGATTTAATGCCTATTGATTTTGAGAAACAAGGTCCTGGTGCACAACCAGGTATTTAATTAATTTTATAATATTATATTATGTCAGAGCAAGAAACAACTAAGCCTGAGGTAGCTAAAGAAACTACTCAGGAAGGTGGTGATATGAAAATGTCAAAACCTAAATTTGATAAGTTTAAAGGTAAAAAAGATGAACCTTTTAAAGTAGATTTATCTAAAGTAGATACATCTTTAGAGGGAAATGCTAAAGTTGAAGAACCTATCAAAGTAGATTTAAATAAAAAACCAGAAACAGAAACTAAAAAAGAAGACGATGCCATTCCAATCGGAGAAACAAATGAATTACCTGAAGATAAACGAACCGAAGATTTATCAGGAGTGGATGAAGAAGTACGGTCCAGCGAGGAAGTCGTGCAAGTACAAGAGCCCGAATCGCCTATTGTCGAAGTTTCATCCGAACCAGAGAGAGTTGTAGAAAAACAAATAGAAACATCTCAACCTAAACAAGTTTTACCAGAAAACATAAATAATTTAGTTAAATTTATGGAAGAAACAGGTGGTACGGTAGAGGATTATGTAAGATTAAACGCTGATTATTCTAATGTAAACGATGATAGATTACTAAGAGAATATTATAGCAAAACAAAACCACATTTAGATAAAGAAGAAGTTGATTTTATTATCGAAGAAAACTTTACCTATGATGACGAAATTGACGAAGAGCGAGACGTCAAAAGAAAAAAACTCGCTAAAAAAGAAGCGGTTGCAGAAGCCAAAAACTTTTTGGAGGACATGAAGAATAAGTACTACGAGGAAATCAAGTTGAGACCTGGAGTAACTCAAGAACAACAAAAAGCAATGGAATTCTTTAATCGCTACAACCAAGAACAGGAAGTAGCTACGCAAAGGCATAAAAAATTCATTGACACTACTAAACAGATGTTCTCTGATGAATTCAAAGGTTTTGATTTCGAAGTTGGAGAAAAGAAGTATAGATATGGTGTTAAAGATCCCAGTGCTGTTGCAGAAAATCAATCTAATCTAAACAACTTCGTCGAGAGGTTCTTAGACAAAGAAGGAAATGTTAAAGATACGAAAGGTTATCATAAAGCTATATATGCCGCACAGAATATAGATAAAATAGTAAATCATTTTTACGAACAAGGAAAGTCTGATGGAATTAAAACAGTTGTAGAAAAATCAAAAAACCCTACAATTGATCAAGCGCGTCAATCGGGTGCGCAAGATATTTACGTTGGAGGATTTAAAGTTCGAGCTATAGATGGTGTGGATAGTTCACGATTAAAAATCAAACGAAGTAAATTTAACAATTAAAACTATTTATTATGGGTGTATTAAGTCCTCAGTTTGGGGGATTATCTCCAAGTTCTGAACAGCAGTTATTAGTTTCTAACTATATGAGCTTTACAGACGGAACAAGAGATTTCTCTCAACAATATCTACCAGAAATTTATGAAGCAGAGGTAGAGCGTTATGGAAACAGAACGTTAAGTGGCTTCTTAAGAATGGTTGGCGCTGAAATGCCAATGATGTCTGACCAAGTTGTTTGGTCTGAGCAAAATAGATTACATATCGCATATGATAATGTAAGTCTAGCTGCTGATGGTTTCACAATGACTATCAACAAACCAGGTGGTGGTGCAATCGTCGCTACTGATGCTGTAAACAATGCTATTATGCCAAATGCAACAATAGTAGTTATGGATCCTAACGATCCTTCGTTTACGGTAAAAGCTATTGTAGGTAACTCTGGAGGTGCTCCAGTAAGTCCATTAGCTGCATACGCAACTTTTACTGCTTATGCTTACAACCAGAAATTTATCTCAGGTGCTGCAGCTGCTGCAAAAACTGGATTAAAAGTATTTGTTTTTGGTTCTGAATATGCTAAAGGTTCTACATTAGATAACTCAACTACAGGTGAGTCTATTCAACCTAAACTAACAACTTTCCAAAACAAGCCAATTATTATCAGAAACAGATATGCTGTAAGCGGATCTGATACTGCACAAATTGGTTGGGTTGAAGTTGCTGGTGAAGACGGAACTAGCGGTTATCTTTGGTATTTAAAAGCTGAAGGTGAAACTAGAATGAGATTTGAAGATTATCTTGAAATGTCAATGGTTGAAGGTGAATTAGCTACTACTGGAATGGGTGCTGGTTCTAAAGCTTTTGGAGATAACGTTGCAAGCGTTAACTCTTTTGGAACTTTAGGTGCTGCTCCACTTTTAGGTACTGAAGGTTTATTTGCTGCTATTAACAATGGTGGTAACGTACTTTCAGGATATGCTGGATCATTACAAGACTTTGATCAAGTACTTGAAAACTTAGATACTCAAGGAGCTATTGAAGAAAATATGCTTTTCTTAGACAGAAAAACTGAGTTATTATTTGATAACATGTTAGCACAGCAAAATTCTTACGGAGCTGGTGGTACATCTTACGGTGTATTTGAAAACTCTGAAGACATGGCGCTTAACTTAGGTTTCTCTGGATTTAGAAGAGGTTCATATGACTTCTACAAAACTTCTTGGAAATACTTAAACGACGCTTCTACAAGAGGTGGTTCTACTAATTTTGTTAACGGTGACAACATTGATGGTATATTAGTACCAGCTGGTACTTCTACAGTATACGATCAGTTACTTGGAACAAACATTAGAAGACCTTTCTTACATGTAAGATATAGAGCTTCTCAGCATGATGATAGAAGAATGAAGTCATGGTTAACAGGTTCTGTTGGCGGTGCTGCTACTTCTTCTCTTGATGCTATGGAGGTTAACTTCTTATCAGAAAGATGTCTATGTACTCAAGCAAGAAATAATTTCGTATTATTTGTAGCTTAATTTTTATAAGGTAAGGGCGCTTCGGCGCCCAATACCTTTAACTTATTTAATTATATTATATTATGGCAAAAAAAGAAAACACAACTCATCCTTTAGAAGAAGGGTGGGAAATAAAAGATAGAAATTACGTATTAAAAGGTAGTAAAGAACCATTAACGTTTACATTAAAATCAAGACATACAGAGAAATATCCTCTTACTTATTTTGATGAAATTAGTGGTACACAGAGAGCTTTGAGATATGCTACTAATCAATCATCTCCTTTTGTAGATGAGCAGAAAGGTGAAGTAACACTAAGACATATTATGTTTAAAGATGGTGCTTTACATGTTCCAAGACAGCATCAAGCTTTACAAAAATTACTATCACTATATCACCCTGATTTAAATAAAAGATATAGAGAAGTTAAACCAATTCAACAAGCTGAATTCGAGTTAGAAGATTTAGAAATAGAAATAATGGCTTTATCTGCTGCTAAAGATATGGATGTTGATCTTGGTGAAGCAATACTAAGAGTTGAAATAGGTAATAGAGTTTCTAAAATGAGCTCTAAAGAAATAAAAAGAGATTTATTATTATTTGCAAAGAAAAATCCTAAGTTATTTATTGATTTAGCAAAAGATGATAATGTACAGTTAAGAAACTTTGGTATTAAAGCTGTTGAAGCTGGTATTATAAAGTTAACACAAGATCAAAGAGCGTTTTTATGGGCTAGCAATGATCGTAAATTAATGACTGTTCCTTTTGAGGAAAATCCTTATTCAGCACTTGCTGCTTGGTTTAAAACAGATGAAGGTGTAGAGGTTTTTAAAACTATACAGAAAAAAACCAAATAGTATGTAATAATTAACAATATAGTCAGGGTCTTCGGACCCTGTGCTATATAATTAAAATAAATATAAATGGCAATAAATGTAAACACTGTTTACAAAACAGTTTTGTTAATACTTAACCAACAACAAAGAGGCTATATGACACCTGACGAATTTAATAAAGTCGCTACTCAGGTTCAGCTAAATATATTTGAAAAGTATGAAGACGATTTAAATCAACAATACAGGTTGCCGCAAAATGATACCGAATACGCTAATCGTGTAGAAAATATTGAGAAAAAACTACAGTTTTTCCAAAGAACAGGTACAACAACAGGGACAAACCCTTTTACTTTAGTTCCAACCGATGTATATAGATTAGGTTCGGTGTTTTATAAAGATACAGAGCTAACTCAATACGCTCAAAGAAATGAGTTGAAACAAATATTACTTTCCCCTTTAACTCAACCAACAACTAATTTTCCTATATATTTATATGAGAATGATAAACTATACGTATATCCTACAAGTATAAAAACACCAGCTGATATTACTTTTTCATATTTAAAAACACCAGCAGATGTTGTTTGGGGTTATGGTGTAGGATCATTAGGTCAGTTTGAATATAACCAAGCTGCTTCCACAAACTTTGAATTAAGTGTGTCAGAGCAATCAAATGTTATTACTCGTGTATTAGCTTACGCTGGAGTTATAATAAATGATCCTACTATAATACAAGTAGCAGCGCAAGAAATAGCAACCGAAGAACAAAACTCAAAAATATAAGATATGCCTAGACCAGATGGAGGATTAATCCGAGAAACTAACTTACAATATTACGCGGGCGCGCAGATTATATACACGAGTACACAGACAGCTACGTTTACTTTTACGTTTAATACTAAATTAGTTTTAGGTAGTAGCACAAGTTGGAATCCTAATGATACGGATTATGCTCTTAATAATTTTTTAATATATACTAGTCCTAATGGTATAAATAACTGGACGCTTTACAACACAACTTACGCGTTGAGCTATACTAATGATGGATCAAAAGTAAATAGTATAATTACATTAGGAACTGCACAAGCTGTAGGAACATATGTTAAAGTACAATTAAAAGAAGATGCTGTACAAAACAATTATGGTGGTTATGAGTATATTAAACTAAACGACATAATAAACAATTTTTTAGTTGCATATGTAGGTCAAGATAAATTAATACCTAGAGTTAACAGAACAGATGTTATATTTCACGCTAAAAGAGGTTTACAAGAGTTTAGTTATGACACGTTAAAAAGTATAAAGTCTCAAGAATTATCAGTATCTGATAGTCTTTCAGTAGTAATACCACAAGATTACGTCAATTATGTTAAATTATCATGGGCTGATGCTAATGGTATAAAACATACTATTTACCCTACCCAATTAACTAGTAGTCCATGGGAAGCTCCAGTACAAGATGATAAAGGAAGTATAATTCAAGATAATTTTGGTGATAATGTAGAAGGAACTTCGCAAATAAATGAAGCATGGAAAACATTTAACCCATCTAATATAACAGGTTTATGGCCTGCTGATTCTTCTAATCCAGATCTTTATATGTATGACTGGTGGGGTGAAAACGCTTGGGGTTCAGGTGGTTATTATGGTCAACGATACGGTGGTGATCCTGCAAACATGCAGATGAATGGTTGGTTTAATATTGATGAAAGAAGAGGAACGTTTAATTTTTCTAGTGATTTAAAAGGTAAATTAATATTATTAGAATACATATCTGATGGTTTAGCATATGACTTAGATACTAAAGTTCCTAAACTTGCTGAAGAAGCTATGTACATACATTTGCTATATAGTATTATGTCAGTTAGAAGAGATACTGTTAACATTGCACCACAATACAAAAGACAAAGATACGCTGCTTTACGTAACGCTAAGATAAGATTATCTAATATTAAATTAGATGAAATAGTACAAGTAATGCGTAATAAATCTAAATGGATAAAACATTAACACATGGCAGAAGCTAAAAATACCTTTTTAAAAGGTAGA